TTAAACATCAAATAAAGTCAAAACATCATTTGGGTTACTAAGATCATAATTAGCCGTCAACACTTCAATTTTCTTTTTACCAGCTCCACCAGTTCCATTCGCTACACTTACTGCCTGCTCTATCTTTCTAGTTCTCCAGCCATTCTTAGCGGTATAAGCGGCCAGTATTTCACTTGGATAGCTACTCATTAGGAATTTACCCTCGCAAGCCTCTAAAGTCTTTAAAAGTGCTTCAAAATCATCAATCGAATATCCATCATAGTGGCCACAATCCGAATTGAAGTAAGGAGGGTCGCAATAGTGAAAGGCTCCAGCATAATCACGTGACTTGATAACACGTAAAGCGTCGGTATTTTCAATCTGTACATTTTGTAATCTAATCGCATAGTCTTCTGTAAATGATTCCCTTTTATTATTAATCTTCTTTGATGTAGTTCCTTTGATAACATCATAGCCCTACGTGCCGTCAAGCATAGCACTGAAGGACTGAGACGACAGTACCCATACAGACCAAGCCCTTTGTATACGGGTAAACAAATGAGGATTGTTATACATGACAGAAGCGTCAGCATGCAATGATCTAGAATGTAAACTGATTCGTACCATCTTCTCCAGTTCAACAAACTCATTCTTACATATCTCATAAAAGTTGATCAGTTCCCTATTGTAGTCGTTGATCACTTCGACCTCAGACGGCCGTTTAGCCCAAAATATTGCACCACCACCAACGAAGGGCTCTACATAGGTTTGATGCTTGGGAAATAGAGGTATAATAGTAGTCACTAGGTTCTGCTTTCCGCCATAGTAACTTATTGGTGTTTTCAAATCTTTCATATATCTTTTATTCTTATCTTTGTCACTCTCACAACATCAAAATGCACAAATTACCAGCAAGAGATTTAGGCCTCCAGCATGGTGCTTTGTGCATTTTCTTTTTGAAGTTGTGAGAGATGAATAAAAGACTGGAGGCTACTTTATTCCTCCCCGATTGGTGTAGCAAAGCTCGTTACGATCGAATCAAACTCAGCAACAACTTCACTTAACAACGCAACATCTAAACCAGCGGTAAAACTATTGCTGATCTGTCCGTTTTCTTGTCTATTTACTGAAAAGTAGTTGCTTCCCTTTGATCCGCTACACTGGATCGTTTTCAACCCTTCACCTGTACTTTCTACGATGAAAGCAAGGTTCCATCCGTTAACAATTGCTGTTGAGGTTTCTTTTGTGATTGTGTTTGAAATTTGTCTGTTCATGATTCTTTAATTTATGATGTTGTGATACTTGTAATAAATCCGTTTTCTATATTGAGGTACCTCGTTCCCGAAGGTGTCGAAATAGCTTGTTTTTGTGTTAGTCCGAAATTGTTGCCAACTTTAACAGAACCGCTCTCGATGTGCAGAGCTATGCCCGGAGCCTTAATGTGTACATATGGATCGGTGTAATTTTCTGTTCCGATCTTGGCAAAGTAGTTTGTTGGGTTAGGGAATGAATCATTTACATTAACTCTCGTGGCGTAAAATTTCAGGTAATTTACCGTCAAGTAAAACCAATAGTTAAAAAGGTAATTACCCGACTGTATAACGACATCATCACCTAGCTCGGTAAAGCCGTACGGCGTAACATCAAGATTCCAATCTCCGATCCTAGAGCTACCAGTTAGCTTCAGGTTATTGGCTTCTATATATTGAGCAAAAAGACTGGTTGTGTCAATTTCAGACGCGGTCAACAAGCCAACAGACATGATCAATGCACGTACTGCAATAGCGTTTAACAAATCGGTGTCGACTTGACCACCGTTAACAATGGTTTTACCTGATGGAAGTGCGTCGATACCTGTTTTGGTTTTCAGTTCATTGATAAGGGCTTGTAAAGGGGTTACTGATTCTACTATTTTTTGATCCACATCTTCAGGCGCAGGTGTCCAATCAGTTACCTTATTTCCTATCTCAATCTGAATTTCTTTGAGTGATATGTCAAAACTACCAGCATTATAATTCTCCAACATGACACGGTACAAAGGAGTTGTTGTAAGGCCACTGACAATAACCGTTTGAACAATTCTAGTCCAATCTTGGTTAGGTTGCAACAAGACTGGTGTCATACCGCCATTACCATTAAAAGAGAACGTTACCTGATTTGTAGTTGACACGTTATTCTTAATCATGTATGAGACTGTAACTTCGGTATGCAAAGGAATACCCACGGACAAAACAGGGCTATATAAATAGCCATTATTCCCGCCTGACACCCTTAATTCATTGTTGTTTTCAATAATCAGAGAGGTTATATTATTAACGATAGAATAACCGTTTACGCTATTAATCGCGCTGCTTATAGCATAGTTTCTACCTCCAACTGTCATTAAGTCGTCTTGTGCTTTAGCATAATCTTTAGCGGATTGTAAATTCGCCTGTGCCTGTAGTATTCTTGCTTGTTCCTCTGCTGTAATCTTTCCATCTGCATAAGCATCAGTTTGGGCTTTCAGCAATGAATCCTGAGCATCTGCATAGGTTTTAGCAGCATTAGCTTTATTGGTCGCATCCTGAATTGCTCTAGCCTCCTCAATCGACACAATGCTGTCTGCATAGGCTTTAGTTTGGATTTCCTTAAGACTGTCTTGCGCATCAATGTAGGTCTTACGCGCATCATCTGTATCGATAATCTGCTTTTGTAAATCTTCTACTGCAATCTTCCAATCAGTTACTTTATCTCCAATTTCAACTTGAATTTCTTTGAAGGATAGATCAAAACTACCTGCATTGTAATTTTCGAAGAGTAATATTGATAATGGATTGTTTGTGGAGCCACTTACTATACCAGTCTTTACAATTCTTGTCCACCCTTGATCAGGAACTAAAGTCTCGTAGCCAAACCCAGCATTACCATTTAATGTTACACTAATTTGGTTTTGTGTAGCAGCATTATTCTTTACCCAATAGGAGATAGTAACCGTTTCAGATAGTCCAATTGATTTAGCTAGGTTTGGGGTATAAAAATATCCAGCGTTCCCTCCCTTAACTCGAAGTTCATTGCCATTTTCAATGTTAAAATAGTTGATGTTTTGATAATTGAAATAATCACCAAGTGAATTGATAGCACTGTTAATGGCATAATTCCTGCCACCTACACTTAAATTAGCTATAGCCAGTTGGGTATTAACGTTCGATGCTGCAATAGCATTGGTTTCGGCCTGTAAAGCTTGGTTATAAGCATATCCTTTTGCTTCATTAAGCTTAGTTTGCGCATCATAAATAGCTCTTTGTTCTTCTGCGTCAACAATTCCATCAGCATAGGCTTTCGATTCGATTTTGGATAAATTATCTTGAGCCTCTGCGTATGCTTTAGCCGCTTGTAAGTTCGTTTGAGCCTGCTGGATTCTTGCTTGCTCTTCTGTTGTAACTTTACCATCGGCATAAGCATCAGTTTGAGCTTTCAACAATATGTCTTGTGCATCTGCATAAGTTTTAGCAGCATTAGCTTTATTGGTTGCGTCTAGAATTGCTCTAGACTCTTCAATCGATACAATGTTATCTGCATAGGCTTTTGTTTGGATTTCCTTTAAATTGTCTTGTGCATCAATGTAGACTTTACGGGCATCATCTGTATCAATGATCTGTTTTTCCAAATCTTCTACTGCAATCTTCCAGTCAGTTACTTTATCTCCAATTTCAACTTGAATTTCTTTGAAGGATAGATCAAAACTACCTGCATTGTAATTTTCGAAGAGTAATATTGATAATGGATTGTTTGTGGAGCCACTTACTATACCAGTCTTTACAATTCTTGTCCACCCTTGATCAGGAACTAAAGTCTCGTAGCCAAACCCAGCATTACCATTTAATGTTACACTAATTTGGTTTTGTGTAGCAGCATTATTCTTTACCCAATAGGAGATAGTAACCGTTTCAGATAGTCCAATTGATTTAGCTAGGTTTGGGGTATAAAAACATCCAGCGTTCCCTCCCTTAACTCGAAGTTCATTGCCATTTTCAATGTTAAAATAGTTGATGTTTTGATAATTGAAATAATCACCAAGTGAATTGATTGCACTGTTAATGGCATAATTCCTCCCACCAACACTCAAATTTGCAATAGCTTGTTGAGTAGCAACCCCCGATTGAGCCACGGCTTCGCCTTTAGCCTGATCAATGGCATCCTGCACCGACTGGCCACTGGTGAAAGTTATTGCACCTCTGATCTCGCCTGTGTCCAAGTCAAACCACGTATTACCGTCCAGCGACTTGATACGTCCTGTTGTGATCTGCGATCCGACGACATAAGTCACTCCCGAAGTGTTTGCAAAGAACCGCTTGCCGTCCGTGCCAACTGGATAAAGCACTCCTATATTAAAATTGAAAAAGCCTTCCTGATCTTCGACTTTGTATGGCTGCTCTGTTAAATTGTATGTGCCGATCAGTTGGGTTTTATTACACTTCGCGGAAAGGTAATAAACCTTTGCAGGGTCAAGAGCCTGAAACGCCTGTGCATTTAAAACCCATATAAAACCAGCTGCTATCGAGATTTCACGATGCTGAAGCTGACCGCCCGAAACATGAAATTTGTTTGCATCACCTGTGAAATTTGGCTGCATAGTAACACCGCTCAAATAGAAGTTTTGAGACTTTGCACCCACGGACAACATTTGCGTTTCGATAGATTGGGGCTTTATCCGATCCGTATCAAAGTAATCGTCCGCATCAAAGATATAACCCTGCAACTCACGCATCCGAGCAGCATTCACTCGAGCCAGTTCCACACTAGCACGTCTGATCTGACCACTCACCACCTTTTGTTCCTGCACATCCTTCCACACCTTATCCTGCAATTTAGCATACGATGTATTACCGACCTCAGCCGTGAATTGCATACCAGGTACAAGAACCTGAGGAAAGATAGCCGGATAACTAACACGCTGGATCGTCAACAGCTCATCAAGACCGATATCCGAATCCTGTACCCGGACAATATCACCAGCCTCCAGTAGCAGACCATTGTTTTTCAAAAACAGCACATCCGAATCAAGCGAATAGACAACCTTAGGTACCGAATCAGCAGCCAAAGCCTCGGCACGCTTAGCCACGAGTTCAGCTTTAGCCGCATCGATATAAGTCGATGGCATTATTAAGCCTACCAATGTATATTTATCGCCAACCTCGGCCACCGTCACCGAAAACGGAATCAGCAAACCATTCGACGACTCATTAGCCTTATACGTGATCGTCTTAGTCGCATGGTCATACTTAGTCACGACAAACTCCTGTCCATTCAATGCACCTGACTTAAATACGATCTTTACATCATTCTCACCAGCACGCTGGCCGTTGATATCAAAGTCAAGCGAAGCATCCGTCAAGGTGTACGTTTTATCCGAAATTTTAGCCACAGCTGTAGCCGTACCCGTCCGACGAGGAAAAACCGAATCAAAAGTATAATAGCGAACCTTCACACCATACTTATCAACATTCGCCTCGATGTAATCAGGCAGGCCCAATCGCTTACCACCGTACTCGGCAGGCAAGTTCTGCGCAGAGCCAAGCGCATACGCACGCGTCACAATGCCCGTATCACGCAAATACTCACGCGCCAATGAATACAAACCATTCGAGCGCCCTTGAGACAATACAACCTCACGATACACACCCACATTCTTCTTGAGGGTAATTACCCTCTGCTTTATTTTCCACTCAAGCCCAAAAGCTTCCGCGACAGCATCCAATGCAGCCAAGCAGCTCACATTATCAAACTCAAACGCCAAAGGCTCTACCACATCCACCTCCCCAGCCGTCCATCCAGCATCCAGCTGATTAATATTCGACAAGATCAACGACAGCAAATCCGACGCATCACCAAAATAGCTGAAAGTCACATCACCCTCATCCACCAATGGCTGTTCGTATAACGTAGCCCTACGGCCTTCAAAAGTCAGCACATAGGATCGCAACGCCGTACCTTTATTCGTATAAGTTGGCGTAAAGTTAACCTTCATCACCTCCCCATTGTAAGTCACAGTATCGCCGATCTCAATATCAAGAGCCGACGACACATCCAGCGTAAAGACCAGCTCATGCACGCCCTGCTTTTCATCCGTAAACACAGCAAGCTCCAGCGGCAACTCTATTGTGGGCACTGCACCTCTATATACTTGTATTGTCATTATAATTACCAGTTATAAATAAATGTAAAAGGAACTCGCACCGAATACGGTTCATCCGCAATAACCTGCGAAGCTCCACAAGCCGAAAAGAAAACTTTGGCAAAGTCACGACCTACCTCAGGCACAGACAGAGACACTCCAGCACCCACAGCCACTTCATTCAAAAAGGTAGAAATAGACGTATTAACTGCCGTCCTAGATGCCCCGGAAAACACAAGTGAAAACTGAAAAGAAGTTTTTTCAAATCGTATCACCTCGTTAGGATCATACTCCACACCGTTACCATCAGCCCAGTTATATTCATAGCGCGGTTTGGCTACAGGGCCTTGCAGGAAAGTATCGGCCTCACCATCCAGCAGCCAAGCGCCCCAAGTCAATTCCGTATCTTTATTATTTATCTTCATCGCCCTACTTTTACACCAGTGTTAGATTTAATTGCTTTAAGTTCATCCACGGCCAACTTCAATTGCACAGCCGTTTCATAAGTATTCTGCTCAATGGCAGCTTGATGTTTCACCATCTGGACGAACAGATCACGAGACCCTTGCCATATCTCCAGCGCCTTTTGCGATAATACCGTTCGCTGTTTAGCCAGGTCATATCTTGAGCGTTCAAAACCAAGAATGGCACTTGCTGTATCTTCCGAAACTGTACGATTGATCCGTCCCGTTATACCACCCGAGCTCGAACTGTCAGAAGTAGGCGTATGACCCATTGCATCCTGAATATCTTTGATCCGCTTATCCCCATCTTCTTTGATTTTATTAAAAGCATCTTGCAAAGCTTTCCTTTCACCACTATCGATACCATCCTTGGCATACTGATCAAACAACTCATACCAGCCTTGCAAAGCCTCCTCTAGATACTCACGAGAAAATCGCTGCATGATATACGTATCCATGATCTTGTCAAATCCTTTTGCCCACGCCTCAGCAGAATCCTCACCACTATTGGAAAACAAGCTCTTAACATCATTCAATAATGAAGAGAACGAAGTGCCTGTCAGCTCCTCCCTAGCTTGGTTCATAGCATCCTTCAACAAATAGAATTGATCAATAATATTTCTGATCTTAGCTGCTGTCACGTCATCAAATTTTGATTCCAGCAGCAGCTTCTCCATTTTCGTGATCTCCTCTTGAGTGATATCGCTTACCGACTTCCATCCAAATTCGATACTATCGGTAGAGAGCACTCTCTTTTTCAAGTCCTCAAGAATACTCAGTTCAGCCTTCCAGTTCTTAACCCATCCACCTAGGAAGAAAGACCCAAGCTTATTTCCAAACTTATCAGCCTCCTTACGCGCTTTAGCAATAGCCTCATCGAGCTTTTCAATAGTGCCAAAGTCCTTATTGAACTTACCCAATAGCTGATCATTACCTTTATCTCCAGTTTGCAAAGCATACGAACCAACGGGTAATCCGGCTATACTATTATTCGCGGCATCAGTTGCATCTTTTATTGCCTGCGTATACGCTTCAAGACGTTTCGTGCCATACATCTCCTGAATGATCGACAACTGATACTCCAATATCTTCGTCTGCGCATCAAGCTGTTTAATTTGAAAATCGTCAGCCTCCTTTTGTTTTTGTTTCTGTCGGTTATAAGAACCTTCTATAGCCTCCATGATACCGCCGAAAATCGAAATCACCGCCCCGATGATACCAGCGACACCACCAGCCTTCGACATTCCCGACCCGACGTTACTCAACATCTTTGCGATATTACCAACCTGGCTCACCATACCTCCGACAGTCTTAAAAGCATTAGACATCGTCCCATCAAACTGCCCAGCCAACGACACTAAAGAGCCAAACTCCGAAGTCAATGACATCACCTTATCAAGGTTGTTTTCTTCAAGCCCAGACTCCAGCCCGTCAAAGTATACATCAAACTCCTTTGCCAGCTTAGCCTTCTGATCAGGAGTCATTTTAGAACCATCGATTAATTTTTCAACAGTTTGACGGCCTATTTTAACAGCCTTTAAAGACATGTTAAAACCCATTTTATCAAGGTTCTTTTCCAAATCTTTAAAAGCATCATTGTCCGATATCTCAGTCCGTGTAAGTTCCTCCAGCTCTTTATCCCGAGCCTTACGAGCCTCCTCAGCCTGTTCCTTACGACCATCCGCAGTCAATCGCGTAATTTCCTCCTCAGATTCCTTGATCACCTTCTCACGCTTTTGTGCAAAAGACAGGTAGGCTTTCAACATGTCCGCATAGCGCTTATCCTCATCCGCTTGGCGCTTATCAGCAATACCCGATTGAATTTTACCAAGATCATCCGCACGCTTTTGCTCCAAAGCGTTCAACCCTTCAGTACCTATCCCAGCCAGTTCCGAAGCCAAACGAGACTCAAACGATTTGATTTTCTCCAGCTGATCAGCAAAGCGCTTGTCAGCATACTCCACCGACGTCGAGGCCTTCAACTCCTCATAAGCTTGAAAAACCTTATACTCTTCCGCAAATTGCTTTTGAATCCGAGCAGTCGTTTGCGCATAATCCAGTTGCTCACCAGCAGTAGCTTCAATAGGAGCGACCAAACCAACATCGATCAACTTGAATTTGGCCCCATTCTCCTTATTATATTTTTGGATATCCTTATTAGCGTCATCAATGATTTTGCGTAGATCAACAAACTTTTGTTTTAATGCTGCTTTCTCTTTTTCATCATCAGAGAGCAACATACTGCTGTACTCGCGCTCCATGTCCAAGATTTTACCCAGCGCGTCGCCTCTAGACTCAAGGATTTGCTCATATAGTGTAGCCGCTTTATTAATCGACGAATCATTAGGCACGCTAAATGCCTCCAGTTCCTTTTGAGCGTTTTTAATCGAAGCCTTTAGCGCGGCCGCTTTCTTCGGAAAATCTTTAGATTGCTTATCCAAGCCATTGAGCTCCTCCTGAGCCACGTCAATCACGCGCTGGAAGTACGACTTATCTTTTACCGAAGAGTTCGGACTGTTATCCACAACATCTACACTACCCAAAAACTTAGAAGCTCTCTTATCAAATTCATCGATGGCCTTTTGCGCCTCCTTAACCTTATCCACAGACTTTACATATTCGTCAATCTTCTTTTTCGCTCTAGCATCCGTCGCGGTTTCTTCATCCGGATCAAACTTAAATTTTTGGTTTAGCTGTTTTACCCGAGCATCAGCAGCTATACGGAGGGCGTCTTCTGATTCAGTTTGCGCATCCAACAGCTTAGTAGTCAATTCCGCTCTCTTATCCACCACAGCCTTTTCCATAGCTTGGCGCTTCAACGCTTCCGTGTAGGCATTAATAGCTTTGGTCGCCTCACCAGTCTTTATGGTCTCCAGTGTAATACCTTTAAGCCTTTCCCTGTCAAGAGCAATGATCTTACGAACAGCATCCTGCCGCTGATCCATTGAATTCTTCTCGTTACGGGCTATAGATAAATAAGTCTCGATTTTGGAGACCGATTCTGCATAAGTTTTGTTTGAGTTCTTACGCACATCGTTCAAGCTCTCTTCAGAAGCTTTCAACGCGTCGACACTACTCTTAGCGCCCACCAACCCCTTAATCCAGTTACCGATCTCTTTTCCATAGACAGTCAATAATGTAATACCCACGGATAGGATGGTACCCCATCCCAAAAAGGCAGACCCTAATTGTTTCCAAATAGGAACACCTTTTTGACCCGACGCGATCAGGGCTTCGTTTTCTTTTCTCAACTGTCCAATAGAATCGAATAGAATCGGTAAGTTGTTCGATATCGCCATAAATCCCGTTTGAGCCGAATATGTGAACGCAGGTAACTCGCGTGATATCTGATTGATCGAATTCTGTAGACCATTAAACGAGCCTCTCGTCTGGTTAGCCTGTTTGGTGATCGTATTTAAGTTATCATTAACCTTTTTTTCCACCACATCCACAGACTGGCCGACACCCTCAATAGCCTTTTTACTGTCAGCCATACTAGCCTTCAGCTGATTATTATCAACCTCCCAGCCAACTTCTAAATCCAGTCTATCCATTATTTACCTGTTTACGATGTTCCTTTAATTCTTCTTTAGACACCTTAGTCACTATTTCCGATCGCTTCACAAACTGCACCTTATCCGCCATCATCATTTGCAGGTTTGTCCAGCTGATCTTTTCCATGACGTAGTGCATCGTCCAACCTTTATCCGAGCAGATCTGCTCTATCAGTCCCCAAGGGCTATGCATCCCGACCGGGACTAACTCCTCTTGGTCTTGTGGCCCAGTTTTGGAGCCGTGATCATCACGCCCCGTATATATCTGGTAGTAGTCATTAAATCCTTGATCCCTCCGTGCACGATCACCATTTCGAGCAATGTCAGCGTGGCACTATTTGGTAGAGCCTCCTTAAGCCAATAGGAGACCGGCTTAAGGAATAGCCAGGTCAAGAGCTTATCACCGATAAAAAGGCAAGCCAGCGCCCGATAGATGTTACCGCCATACTTCACATTAAATAGCAGCGCATCCTCAACCGCTATCTGCTCCAACTTATCGATCGAAAGTTGACACTTCAAGAACCATTCACCCATACGCGCATACGCACCACCAGTAGGCTCTCGCAGTGTAAAAGTGATAACCTTTATAAACAGCAACCGTAACAACAGAGGGGCGCGGACTCTCACCCTTACGCCCCTCTGCAATAATGTTTCGGTCGCATGCAATTCAGCTTGATTTGCATCCATAGCTTACCGATTAATCAGTCCATTGAAAAGCCGATACCGAAGCTACGCCGGTAGATTTAACCGTAGCCACGACAGAGATTGTAGCGATATCCGTTTCGTTCAAATTAGCAGCTAATCGACCCGCACACTCCGCCACTGGCACCACAATCACCGAACCATCCTCCAGCGTAAACCGCAATGCCTTGATCGTAGAATTTACCGGTTCCTCAGGTTCGTTCCAAGTATCTTTTAACGTGATAGTTGTTTTTGTACCGCCCAACCATGTAACTTTAGAATCTGCCGACATATCCATTATACCGAATGTAATAGTCTTAGCAGTTCGCCCATAGCGTGACACTTTCGGATTTTTATCTCCTTGCTTGTAGTGATCTGTTTTTGAAGCTTCCGGCTGATCTATGACAATAGTGTCCTGATACACCTCAATTTCTTGTGGTTCCCAAGTCAGCTCGCCAGTTACAGGTGCCATTGTACCTATCTCTACTTTGGAACACCCATATTGATATTTTCCCATTTTATTAATGTATTACGTTAGAAATTCAATTAATTACTCCGCACCTTCGGAGCCACCTTCAGCACCTGGCTCTTCCCCAGCTCCCGAAGCCAAGGCCTCCGCGTCCTTGGTAGCTACTTCAGCCAGTCGAGCCTCCTCGTCCGCGATTCTTTGCTTTAGTTTATCGATGCCAGCATTATGGGCAGCCTTTTGCTTAAATAGCTCCAGGTATCGAGCACGCAAAGCCTCCAATTCCAAGTCCAGCTGATTAGGTGCCGCAGGCGCGACTTTACTTTCGATATAGTCCGATCGTTTCTCGATCTTCACCTCAGCATTTTCCAACGTCTTCGCATGGTTAGCAGCGTCACTCGCGTTCAAGAACATCGAGTCATCCGATGCCACATGCAGTTCCTTCAACGAAGGGTGAGCACCAAAAGCATACTTCAGCTTTTGCTCTCTTGTGTTTTCGTTTGCCATATTTATATGGGATTTAAAAGGGTTTTAATTTCTGTTTAATTCGGTTGTACACGATATATATAAGGTATGCCACACCAGCCGACCCAACCAACAAACCGACTAGCCACATATACCAAGGGACTGCTATACCCTTTGTCTCTTTATCGGCGACAGTATTCCGTTTTTCTACTTCCGTTTTAGATTCGACTTCGCTAGAACCATCCAGCGAAGTCGAGTCCTTTTGATTTAGGTTTTGATTTACCTCTTTGTTAGATTGTCCCGATTGGAGCACCTCCGCCTCATCAGCTTTACCTTCCACCTTACCACTGGGCAAGATCACACCCGTAAAGTTTACCAAGCGTATAGCATTCCTCCAGCTGCTATCCATCTTCAAAGAACTGTTTTGCTCCTTGGTCGATATCGCCCTGATACCGATATTACTTAATTCACGATTTTCCGATAAGCTATCCAATGAGCTTTTAACCACGTGACTTTTCTTGGTCTTACATCCGACCAAGGAAAGCAGCAACAGCATTATCAAACCAATATTTTTCATGACCTACAATTCAGGAGGGTGTATAAAACCTTTCAAGTTCAATCCAGTAGCCGTACGATCCCGTTTGATCGTTCTCGCTTTGATCGCTACACGATCACCTTCACGACTACCCGACGCATTCGTATTACCTTCAATGCAGTACATGGTATTTGTTTTCAGGTCAAAGGACTTCACAATCCCCACGTGACCAGCCGAACTGGAGCCATGCTGCCATACCGCAATCGCACCGATCGCCGGAACATCCGACACCTTAAAGCTGCCGTCAGCCTTAGCATTATTATAAGTAGCCAATGCGCCTCCATTAAACTTCGATTTGACGACCTCGGCCAGCTTAGAATCTTTGTAAGCCTTCGTATAGATCAGCTTTGTAAAGAAGGCACACCACGCCAATCCCTTGTACCAGCCTACTGACTTCAACTCCTTTTCAAAAGCTACATCATGAAATCCTGCATTACCAGCCTTTTCCGTACGGCCGTTGTACCATTCCGCAGCAGCAACTATAAATTGACTAGTCTTCATTTTTCTTTAGCTTAAATAAATCATTCACCTTATCCTGTATCTGACCGATCCAGTACGTCTTACCTTTGCCCGTAATCACCCCAAGGTTCTCGCCAATAGAGACAATGTTTTCTACCGCAATATGAATGGCAAGGAATAGATGGAGCCAATCGAAAAACCAAAATCCAACGTCCGACCCTTTGCCATCAAAACTTTCAGCCATAGAGTTGCTGACAAATAGCATCGTCAGGTAGCAAGCCATTTTTAAGGAGAAGCGACTCATCTTAGTCGAACTGGTAGCCACACCTTGCACTTTAGAAGCAACCATTCCGGACAAGACCTCTATCATCATTACCACCACAAAAGCGATCGTTGCCAGCACATCAAGACCAAAAACTTTATACGTCACTACCGATATAGCACTTGTAGACAGCGCCACAGCCGTGAGCGAGTATTTCAGTGAAGGGAATAAAGAGCTGGTCAGATCAGACCAGCCTTCATATTCAAACGTTTTCAAAAGTTTCTCCATATGACCCATTGCCTACCTCTTAAGCCCCGGTGTAGATTGCACCGATAGCCTCATCCTTAATAGGCAATACGATGTAGTAATGACGATAGTTAATAAAGTGCGCCTGATTAGCCGTATCCGGTTTATCGTAGTATTGCTTCAAGATACCCGTCTTCTTACCCACGTTATCATCATAGAAGGCCACAGTAGCCTTTTTGTCCGTAGCGCCTGGCACTGCTTTGAATGCCACTTTAACTCCAGCTGTGGTAAAATGAGGGTTTCCCACATAAGAGTAGACCTTAAACCCACCCAATGTACCTGCAATCTTACCAGAGTTTTTATCAGCATATAAAGCTGCTGCATACTCTTTAGAAGTTAACAATGCATTGGCATGATCAGAGCTCAACACCAATCGACGTCCCTCTTCAGGAACTTCCATATCGTCAAACTTACCTTTTAACGCTATGATAGCTTTATACACATCCTCAGCAGTGTAAGCCGCTGGCAATGCGATCAAAGGCGTTTTTGCTGAATCAGCAGATGGTGCCAGTGCATGAATAGCCTTTTTAAACTTATCACGGTTAATAGACTTGACGTGGCCACGTGTAGCCGAATCAATTTTATCATATGAAGCACCCAGTGCTGCATCCTCCGATATCTTCGTACGCTTTGTTTGTATTTTATCCAGATTGATCGTTTTGGTACCGTCACTATGGACTTGCACGTCAATTGGATAGGTTGAGTTGTTGAATAATGTATCAACAGTGAATGTCTCTAAAGGGACATGGATGGTGTTTTGGTCTGTAATAGGATCCACCATTACATTAGCTTCCAGCTCAGGAATACCATCCAAGAAATCAGCTTGGTGAGTAGTAGACAACAACTCTTTTACTCGGCCTTGCCAAGCTTCAGGAAAATTTTGTGCCATTTAGTTTAGTGTTTAAATGAATAGTTTTTTGTTAATTAATAAGTGCCAACGCCAATTGATCACTATGCGAAAAGTGCTTTATAAGAAGCCTCGTTACTGTTCTTGAATGCCAACTGTTCAGCTGTAGATAACTTGAAGAATTCCTCCTTTGTCTTAGGATCAGCCGCGCCAGCACCACCACCAGTATTACCAACCTGACCACCCAACGTCACCTTCTTAGGCAATCCCTCGATGATCTTCTTTGCTCCATCAAAGCCCAAGGCTGCGAACGTCTCTTTCTGATCACCCAAGATTTGACCATCAGTCACCGCTTGATCTAGCAATGCACTCAATGCAGCTGACTGTTGTGTCTTGATTATACCCTCCAAGCGTTCGCGCTCCGCTTTTTCAAGACCATGCGCAGTCTTCTCAGCTGTCAATGCTGCACCCATTTCTGCAATGGCCAGCGACACACTGTCTTCCGTATCACCCGGAGTGATACCTGCCAAGGCAAATGCCGTCATTGCCTTAGCATTCAATTTTAAATTGCTCATCTGTTTTTCTATTTTGATTTTTGATTTTAAAGTGTCTATTGGATTAGAAGCCGACAACATGATAGACTTGATCTCATCATCCCCCAGTTCTTTACCTTCGGCAAATAGTTTTAGAGAACCACTATTGCTAGGTATATCTACGATAGAACCCTCAAAGGCTTCCGAATTATGAAGTTCAAGACGGCCGTCTACTTCGACAAACTTGGTTTCACTGTTGAAGTTGAGATACAATGATGCACCGTTTAAGAACCCACGCTCTACCTGTCCAGCTATTTCTGCATAGCGCTCTATAGCTACATCAAACACAGGATCACCCAACAACAATGGGCCTTCAATACGGAGATTCTCCCAACGGCCACAAACCTCACCGCGCTTATGCATGTACAGCATTACACCGTTTTTCTTAAGCCTTGCTAGTAAAATCTTATTGTTAGGAACGTAAAAACCATAAGAGTTTTTCTCTCGTTCGTCGTTAAGTATGAATGACTTTTTTGCCATAGTATTTGTCTTATTCCCTCAATTGTTGACACAAAGAAATTCAACTTCCAGCCCCCATTGAATTAACCGCGCAAGCATTGCACAACTAATTAAAAACCACTCTTTTTCAAGGCAATTTTGACCTAAAAGGAGGAAAATATGTCATTTACAATTGCTCAAAAAAAAGAGTATGCCAAGACACTTTATGTATCCGAAAACTCCCATCAAAAGGCAATAGCCGAACGAGTAGGAGTTACGGAAAAGACCATCGGTAAATGGATCAATGAAGGAGGTTGGAAGAATCTTAAAAGGTCTTTGATTACTACAAAACAGAATCAAATCTCATTACTGTACGATCAGCTGGAGCACATGAACTGCATGATTGCCGATCGCGATGTCAAGGTTGCGACATCCAAAGAAGCCGACGTCATCATCAAATTAACCGGAGCCATTCAGAAGCTGGAGACAGAGACAGGAGTTGGCGAGACCGTAGAGGTATCAAAAAAAATCATCAGCCTCATACAGCAAGAAGATCTTGAGCTAGCAAAGCGAGTGACCACCTATTGCGATGTACTTATCCAAACCATGATCAAATAGTATGGCTACGATTACAGACAAAAAGTACCTAGAGGACTGGAAAATATTTAGCGAGAACGTTAATCGAGCTACACCTATTGACCTTGACGAATCGCCAATCGAAAAGAAAAAGCGAATCGAACGCCTTGAAAAAGACGATGAGGCTTGGTTTGCTTATTATTTTCCACACTTCTACACCTCCGAGCCAGCACCATTCCACAAGCGGTCGACCAAGTTGGTCATGTCCAATATGGAGTATTACATCGTTCGGTCGTGGTCTAGAGAGCTTGCTAAGTCCGCACGTACCATGATGGAATCGACCAAGCTCATCATGACCAAGAAAAAGAAGAACCTACTGTTAGTTTCAGATTCTTTAAATAATGCTGCGAGGCTACTCTTACCGTACAAAGTCAACCTAGAATCCAACAACAGGCTGATCAATGATTATGGACACCAGCAATCATTGGGCAACTGGGAGGCACACGAGTTTAAGACAAAAGGAGGCGCATCCTTTCGAGCACTAGGAGCTGGCCAGTCACCACGCGGTACCCGTAATGATGCGGCACGTCCCGATATTATCTTAATAGATGACATCGATACAGACCAAGACTGTCGCAACAAGGATATCATCAAAGAGCGCTTTGAGTGGATAGAATCCGCATTGATACCTACAAGATCCATATCAGACCCTTTGCTCATCATCGCTTGTGGTAACATCATCGCCAAATATTGCTGTATCACCGAGATGGCCAAAAAGGCCGATAGACATGAAATCGTAAACATCCGTGATATCAATGGAGTAAGTACCTGGCCTAATAAGAATACTGAAGAAATGATCGACAGGGTGCTGTCAACCATTGGCCATACTGCTAGGCAAAGAGAGTATTACAACAATCCGATAGTAGAAGGCACGACCTTCAAAACCGTAAAGTATGCCAAAGCACCATTGCTACGCACATGCGAGATGGTTGTTATCTATGCCGATCCATCCACTTCCAATAAGGACAAGCAGACAGGCAAATCTGCTGGCCAGCGTTCATACAAGTCCGTGCAGGTCGAGGGCTATAAGAACCATCAATACTTTACCTATTGGATTCGTCTTAGACAAGCTGGCAACAAGGCATTCGTAAACTGGCTTTACGAGGCATACGACTTTTGCAAACGTCAAGGGGTAGACACAGTAAACTTGTGGGTAGAGAACAACTCGTTACAAGACCCACATTACAGTCAGGTCATTATGCCGCAGGTCATATTAAAAGCTGAGCAAGATTGTATTCAACAGATTCCAATCAGAAAAGATACACGTAATAAACCCGAAAAGTTTGATCGTATCGACTCAACCTTACAGCCTATCGACGAAAACGGGAATCTGCTTTTTGACGAAAAGTTAAAAGGTAGTGAAGACATGGAGACCATGGAGGCTCAAATGCTCAGCGTATCACCTGATTGTAAGATCATGGATGGTCCTGACTGTCGAGAAGGTGCTGTATGGATTATTCAAAATCACAAAGTAGTACGCTCCTCCAGTTCGCACAGTAGTGGCCAACGTACATCACACAAGTATTAAACAACATTTAAACAATATGAAAACATTATTTAAACACCTCATTATTGGCATCGGAATAGCATCTCTAGCCATCAGCACCGGAGTTCACGCCACAGGCAAACAGCCTATTTCGCTCAATGTGAAATCCAACAATTTAGCCGAGGTACACGAAGAACTCAAAGGCTATAAATCTTCAAGGATCATTTACGTACCTGGGCTTACACCCAAAGAGTACGGCATGCTGTACGGCAACGGAAAATCAAAAAAGTATAAGACCAACAAAAAGCACCGCTCTTTTAAAGCAAAGCTCAAAAGGTCTCAATACTAAATACTCACTAAGCAATACTAATAAAATGCCATTCCTAACAAAAGAAGAACTAAAGACCGTCATCCGTACCGAGAAGGTCACACGCATAGCCGACAATGATGATCTGATCATACAACAGGCCATCAATACCGCTATTACCGAGGTCAAAAGCCGACTCACGCCCAACAATAAAAAGGCATGGATGGACGGACGCCTATGCTACGACGTAGACGCTATATTCAATCAGACAGGCGAAGGTCGCAATGACCTTATCCTAGATATCACCAAAGTCGTGGCCCTTTGGTGGTTGATCTTACGCAATAATGCAGGCGTAGATTACGAGATCATCGCAGCACGGTACCAGTTCGGTATCGACTACCTCAAAGACCTGGCTACAGGCGAAGCCAATGACGGTACACTACCACAGCTCGAAGACCCAGTCGACGAGGATGGCAACCCGATCAGTAATGCCAAACCATTCAGTACCGGATCAAGAAAGAAATTTAGACACGACTATTAATAACGACTATGTCCACAAACAGCAGAATAGGCAAAATTTCGCCATCACACAAACAGGTACTCCCTTGGAAACTCAAGAGCGTAAGCCAAACCCGTCAGGATATACAATCATGGAGACGCGCCTTAGCTATGTTCCAAAACGTAGAGCAGCCAGCCAACTGGGTACTCCAACTCCTGTACAACAACATCAAATTAGACGCGTTGCTCACCTCGCAGATTGAGAACAGAAAAGACCAAACCTTTTCATCCGAGTTCGTAATCAAAACCGCAGACGACAAGGACGATGAAGAAGCAACAAAAGCATTAGCTAACTCCACTGCATTTAGCAAGATCATAGATGCCATTCTAGATTCCAAATTTCATGGATATTCAATGGTCGAGCTCCACATTGATAAAGCCGGAACATTGTGTGTGGACGAACTACCACGCACCAACATCATCCCACAGACAGGTATGTTCTTTAAAGACTACATGGAAGTCACTGGTGGGGTAGCATACAGAGAGATCAAGGAATACGGGACATTCATTATAGAGTTCAACAACCTATCCATGCATGAGCAAGAATTTGGCTTATTGAACAAAATAGTGCCACACGTCCTCATGAAGCGCTTTGCGCAATCATGCTGGTCTGAGCTGTGCGAGATTTATGGAATACCTCCACGGTATATGAAGACTATGACCAACGATCCATCCATGATGGCACGCGCAGAACAGATGATGCGCGATATGGGTGCCGCCGCATGGTTCATTATCGACAAAGAAGAAGAACTGCAATTCGCACAAGGCGTATCTACCAATGGCGATGTATACAAACAATTCATCAATCTATGTAATAATGAAATATCATTATTGATTACCGGAGCTATTATTGGTCAGGACACCGTCAATGGATCACGATCCAAAGACGAAGCCAACCAAGAGATGCTTTGGCAAAAAGTGTTAGCCGACCAACGATTCATCGTGCAGATCATAAACGAGAAGGTAATGCCGGCACTAGCCCGTCACGGCCTAGTCAAAGAAGGATCATATCTTAAGTATAATGAAGCCGAGGACATCAACAAGCTATTTGAGTTCACAACCAAGCTTCTGACATATAAAGACGTGCCAAACGATTGGATTGAAGAAAAATTCGGAGTACCGGTGATTGACAAAGCAAAAGTCGAAGAGCCGACAAATGAAGACCCGGACAAGGAGAAAGAAAAAAAACTAAGCGCCACACTGCCCTCCAATTTTTTCGACTAAGCCCCCTAGATCAAACCGCTGATCTAGGAGGGCTAGCCCTTCATGCAGTCAATTCCTACTATTGTTGTGACCACCATCACGACACTATAGAACTATCTGCTATTGGTACCAGCGACTTTGGCAAATACCTAGAAAAGCTAGCGCGCGAACTATGGGAAAAGAAAGCACTGGAGAGAGGCTATGATCCCGTGTTGGTGCAAGCCTACGGCGAAGAACTTAGCAAAGCAATCGACAAAGGGTACCAGGTCACCGAAGACTTCAGCACCGCAGATCAAAAGAAGATCCACTCCTTGAAATCCAACGTGTGGCAATTCTCCACAGCCAAGACCTACACCCAGCTCAAGGAGATGTCCGAAGCATTAGTCAAGCCCGACGGCACCATGCGTACCTTCGACGAGTTCCGTATACAGACCGCCATCATCACCGGCCAACAGCTCAGACATCTCAAGACCGAGTATCAGACAGCCGTAGCCGGAGCACAGATGGCCAGCAAGTGGGTAGAGATACAACGCATGAAAGCGACCTATCCACTATTGCAGTTTATCGCCGTAGAAGACAAACACACCACAGCGCTATGCATGTCGCTAAGTGATGTTATCAAACCCGTCGACGATCCTTTTTGGATGCAGTTCTATCCGCCCAATCATTACAATTGCCGCTCTACGGTCAAGCAGCTACGCAAAGGCGAGATTACACCCGATGACAAGGTCATAAAGCCTGCCATCCCCGAGATATTCAAAGTCAATCTAGGCGAGCGAGGCCTAGCATTTCCCGAAGATCACGCATACTTTGACGGTATGCCAGCAGAGGTATATCGCGAGGCAAGGCAGTTTTTTCCATATGCCATGCAGTTCGATATTCTAGATATTACAGACGAGCTACAAGGAATCGTAAGGCGACACTATCTATCAGATGTCAATGCCAGCGATTACTCACGCAACCTCGCTATTGCAATAGACAGAGCTACAAACGAAAAAGTGATCGTCGACTTGATGCCGACACTAGACCCGGATACATACCCGGTTCAGCGACTCACTATTTTTCCCGATGCCAAGAAAGACAAATCACCAGACTTAAGGATCAATAAGATATTATGGGAAGAGGAAAACTCAACAAAGTCATTTAATGTCAATAACATCAAACACGCCATAGGAGCAGGATCAAAACAGGCAAACCATGTAATTGTAACATTGAGCGAGCAAGTAAATAAGGTTATACTGGATAGGTTAGTGAATGGCCGATGGAAAGATCATAAAGACCTACAGGAGATTATATTTAGGTTCGATGGTCAAGAATGGCGCTATAAACGCCCTTAAAAGCCAAAAGCACTAACTTTCATTAGTGCTTTTGGGGCACGGTGACCTCCATTACTGACGATCTCCGTATCACAAATATACAAACAAATGAGCAACCAACAAAACATTGATGCTTTCTTCCAAAATTTCCTCCAAAAAGTCGAGGCAGTTAATCAGCGGCTACCCGACATCATAGGCACCGAAGTGATCAACAGCACATTGGACAACTTTAAGGACGAATCCTTTTTTGGACAAAAGTGGCCAGCACGAAAAGACAAAAAAAACACCCGAAAGTTATTAATCAAAACAGGTACACTCCAGCGCTCACCACGCATAGTCAGATCACAGCCAGGTCTAGTAACCGTAGGTTCCGACGTGCCCTATGCAGCCGTACACAACAATGGCGAAGAGATCAACAGAGCAGCACGCTCCGAAACATTCATCCGCAACCGGTATAAGACAGGGAAAAAGGGAAAAATGTTCGGCGGTATGGGTGCATTCCGCAATGGAACCACACTCGGCCAAGGTCAGACCTACAAAGCATATAGCTACAGTATGCCTATGCGTAAGTTCCTAGGATCACATCCAAAGCTCAAAGCTAAACTTGAGCAAACCATAAGAGACGAATTTATAACAGAATTAAAAAGCATTTAAACACCTATTAAAATGAAAAAACTATTTCTATTACTCCGCCAAGAACTAATGACCATTCCATCCATCAACTGGGTCGATCTCAACAAAGGCCAGCTCAACAACTACGAAGAGCGACCAGCTATCGACTTCCCAGCCGTGCTGCTAGAACTCAGCTACCCGAGAACCACCAAGCTCACAGGCACGCAGCAACAGTGTGATGTGGAGATCAGGGCCAGCATAATCTTCGACTTCATGGACGAGACATCCAGCATCACACCCGATGAGACACTAGAGAAAAGCCTAGAAGTATACGATATCGTGCAAGAAGTACACGAAAAGCTACAAGGACTTATAGATATCAAAACCATACGTTCACCCCTCGAACGAATGAGCCAGCGCGACACCCCACGAGCCGACAAACTCAAAGTATTCCAAGTCACCTACAACACCCGACTACTCGCATAAAAAAAAGCCCTTTGGAATTAACCAAAGGGCTTTACTCATATCTTTATAATCCCAGCGCCAACTGACTTGAATTATACTCACTAGGCTTCATCGCCTTAATATTCATCCATTGGCGGTACGAGATATAAATACCATGCTTCGGGAACACATTCTTTAATATCCGCGTATCCGGCACATCACGCTCCTTGGCCTCTTGGTATATCTGCACGATATACTGCACACGACGATGATAATTTCGATTGTTGTAGGCCATTAATAAGAGATGATTCAGAATATAATTTTGTAATTAAACAAAAATACAAAATATATCTAAACAAAAAAGCCCTTGCGCTTTCGCGCAAGGGCTTTAGTATAGAGTCTTTTTCAAATATCAAGTTCGAAAGAAGTATATTTCTTATCTAGATAATGTCCAAATATCTTACCGGGCTCTTTCACATCATCAATTTGAATCGACACTCTTTTTCTTTTAGTGAAAATAATATCACCGCTACTGCCACAAACATGCAAAGCATCATTCTGAACTTCTCTTTTATATTCATTAAAAACTATAACCCCATTATTCAAAATAAAAGCATCACTTATAATATTCGTATCTCTTGTATATACAATTGTTTTAGACAAACAGTCAATAAGCCAAATCTTTCCACTTCCAGTGCTTTTACCTTGAATAATTTCTCGAACATAAGCTACGGCATAATTTTCATTATCGGAAATTTTCTTATATCCATAATGATTAGCAACTAAATCCCTTTCCACGTAGGTCAGACTGTTACCACTCGCTTTAGTCCAAGCTGCTTTACGATCTATTTCCCTTTGAATTTCTCTTTTTTTCTCAGCTTCTTCACTAAAGTCATGATCAATAACAATATCTTCTCCAAATAGATTAATAGTTATTTCAGCCTTCATTGGTTTTGGATTATCTTGATCAGAAATATCAAACATCATTTTTACACCATTAGATTCTTTTATACAGACATTTGAATCTACTTTTTCGTCCAGTTCGATATTGGTCGATTTCTTTTTAAACAAATTACGGAAGAAGTTTATCATGACAGCTAAAACACATCATTTCTCCACAAAAATTTTCTCCTGAGGCTCCAAACGTCCACCCGAAGCATCTAGTAACCTATTTAATATAATATTAGATTTCTTGTTTTCTTTGATAATTGCATTCAGTTTTGACACAAAAATCAGAATAATAACCAAGTTAACTAGAATTGCAATCGCGCCAACGATTAAGATGTTTGTTTCCATAATCAATTTAAATTAATAACCTCAAATATATCACTTTTTACCCAACCTCCATTTAATAGCCTCACGCATTTTCGTTTGATTATCCCCCTTACCATCATACCGACCACGATCATTATCCGTGCTATGCTGCACACGCTTATCCCATTGTTTCAGCGCCAGTCGGTCCATGCGCTCCTTATTATACTTCTGTACCCAGCGCATCACCGTAGGGCCATCCAGCCGATTAAAGTCTTCGCCATACGCACCTTTACGAGCCAGGTTAAAGCACACGCATAGTTCCTCAAGAGTCAAGTGGGCAAATTCAGCCACGATCAAGTTAGCAATCACAAAAGCGCCACTCTCATTATAACAGCGATCCACGATAAAGAATAATTTAACCTCCATTAGCATCATCACAATATGATCAATCACAGCCTCCTCGTTACTATCGGCCAAGTTCCGGAGCGACTGCGGAACCGAGCACGCCTCAAGGCGCGCCTCCAGATCAGCAAGCTCACCCTTAAGCTGGATAATAAACTTACCCTTATCCTTACCTTCGTATTCATAAAAGAACCGAAGCGATCGATCCACCGTATCAATCCTTTCCGCCAACTGTTTGAACCCCTCAAAACGCGCCTCCACCCGTTCAGGCGTCCACTTAGCCATTTGAGCCATTGCCATAGTCGTATTTCGACCTAAGGCGATCATGAACTTGCTCGGCTTCCATAATACTACTGCTTTGCTTGTTTGCTCCATGTTTAATCTTATCTACAATCTCTAACAATCTACTATTAATATCCGTCAGCTGTTTACGCTTTTGCAAGTAATCGCCAAGTCGCCCCCAGTGGTGCAGTATCGCCTGAAAAGAATCAAAAGCCGCCTCATCCGTCTTATCTTTACTCACGTTCTTTAGCTTATTAAGAATCTCCTTCAGCGCCTTCACCTGCCGAGCATCCACCAGAGCAGGTAGCCCATGATGCTCAAGCCATAGCTTATACACACCCACCGCCTGACTATGATAGGGGCTAACAGGTTCTTTCTTCTCCAATCCACTCAGCCTCCTTTTAATAGAGCGAAGGGGTACAACCTCCGCTCCAGCCTTAGCTTGCTTCTTTATAAAGACCTCAAGCCATTTAATTTCTTCTTTTAATGTCATGTAACTTAGCTTTTAGCACACCATTTTCCTCACTATAACTATACTTAGTAAGGCATTTTTGACACTTACATCCTTCCCACAAATCATCATAGCTGATGGATAGCGAACCGTGTTCAAACACATCAATACTCTTTGTGATAGATATTATATTCCCACATTTAAAGCATCGAAACTCATGAGTTATAAATGCACTGGATTCAAATTCAAAAAAACCTACTCCTTTAGTGATAGCTTTGTTTAATTCTTCATTGCGTTTTATCGTCAACGCCACATCCTCAGGCTTACTAAGATCAATCTTTTCACCCCGTTCATTTAGTTCAAATGGATTCTTCTTCATACCTAATACTTAAAATCAGTCCAATGAATAATCTTACCCGAAAAGCACCCCTTTTCACTTGCCTTGATCAATGGAACAAACCACTCCATAAAATCACCAACTCCAATAAAACCATCGTTCTTTGCTAATTGCAAAATCTCCAATTGAGTCAGATACTTATCGCAATAATGGTCATCACCAACACTCACCTCCAGCAAACCTCTATAAAAAGTCATAAAGACGTACTGGATGCGTATACACTCCCCAAGCTTTATTTGCTTATAATTCTTCGTTCTGTTACCGACCACAAAGTGAATCTTTTTACCTTCATCCCATCTATCCTTACTATCTTCTCTTATTGTATGTATTTTTGAGCCTACTACTATAGGATACTCAAACTCTTTTTTAAAACCTAAAATCATTACTTCTTATACCTTAAATTGAATAGCCATCATCGTCTATGTCATCCTTAGAGAAAAACGCCGGACAAATCTTAATCCCTATATAGACGATGATAGCATATATGAATATTATTTTTAATAACCCTATCAACATTGTTTTGCTTGGTTTTTGTTACGCCAACTTTCTCATTTCAGTCATCTCATTCTTATAGCTCAATATTGCAGGCACATTGGGCTTGATTAATACCTTTCCCCATTTTGGAGGCACCGCATTACCGATCAGCACAATCGCGTCCTTTTGCGACAGCTTTAGCTCTTTATGACTGAAATAATCGACAGGAAAGGTGCTGATACCAGCAAGTTCGTGAGGTCTCAGAAAGCGAACTTTAATATCAAAATTATCCAGCAACGTAATAAGAGCATGTTTATTCGTAGTCAATACAGGAGATAAAGGTTCATCAAGCGATTGGTTGTTATGTTCAGGATTACCGTTACTACTAAAGTATTGAACCAAAAACTGCAGTTTTTCAAGACGTACCAACATATGCACATCGCGACAAACGGCTGTAGGCAATGGATCGCTCAAACCATTCGATTGAATACTTCCGCCATAATGCTGCACTATTAAAGCATTCGAGTCATCCTCTTCCTTTGTTTGGTCGACATTGACATCACTAAAAAACTCCTCAAGAAACTCAAGCTTCTCCAATCGAACCAAAGTCTTCGTCTGTCTAGTAAGCTGCGGCCTCAAAGGATCATCCAGTGATTGGTAATTATCCGTATGACAATGATCCGCAATAAACGACATCCCCGTGACTGTAGTAAGCTGATGTCGATTGCTAGTATCTATTGCTCGACAAGGCTCGTCTAAACTATAAGATCGCTCCACTTCTTTACCTTTTCCAGCATGGTATTTGCACAAGAAGTTAGCATAATGAGGATACTGCTTCTTTATACCTCCAGCAATCCGCTTAAGGCTATTAGGCACCAACTTCCTTCTTAAGTTCTTAGAAAGACTCATATCATAAGTACGTCCAAATATACTCATACCCTCATCCTCCAAATCAATATACGGCCGACAAGGCTCCCATTTCAAAAGACCATCCTCACCAGTTTCTGAATGTGTATACGCTGGCCACTGAATATCGATACCAGGTCTATAAAAAAAACAAAAGAAACGCTCGCGTGTAGTAGGCAAACCGTCATTGGCCGCGACACGTATCGACTCAGTATACTCATACCCCAAATCCATAACTGCCTGCTTCCAACGTTCAAACTCCTCACCAGCACGTTCTTTGATAGGGAGATTATTTTCATCCAGCGGAGCCCATCTTTTAAAGCCAGGAACATTCTCAATACTAATCACCAAAGGGTTCAAATGCGGCAAATAACGATACAGTTCCCAACCCATAGTATAAGACGATTCCTCCTTCAGTTCTCTTGGATTAGCAGGCGTATGCTCATCACACTCCAATGAAGCCTGCACCATATCCACAGGCTCCATCTCTTTCTCATCTTGCATATACACATCCGACCAAAAAACCTTCACACCTTTATTATGATAAGAACTCGTACGAAGAGCAATACGATCATGGTTCAGAATCCAACGAAGCTGTATCTCCTCAATCTCCTTCATACCTTGACTCCAACCACCGCCACCAGCAAAGAAGATACCCTTCGTGATCTTATCCGGATTAACTCCATGACTGCTGAAATTAATTGCAAATTGATTATTGTTGTACCTCATGATTACCCCTCATTTTCAAAGTACACCTTATAATAATTCATACCCTTCTCCTCATCATACCCACGCTCCAGCAGATCGCGCTTACCATGCACAGACAAGTGAAAATTCTTATCCAGCTTGATCACAGATTTAAACGAAGCCGCCTGCTTCTTAACAGCCTTAGCCGATATCCCAAAATCATCTCCGATCACCACATCATAATGCTCCTCATAAACCTTAATAGCATCCTTAAACTTCGCACCAACAACCTCCGAATGGAACACCTCCTCGCAAAACTCCTCCACATCGACTTTTTCCTTCTCCTTAAAGTAAGCCATGCTCCGGTTCAGTAGGTCAGCCTTATCAGCAGTATCCATCTCAAAAACACTATCCATTTCCTCGGCCACAAAAAACTTAGCAATCTTCATAAATGTAGTAGTCTTCGAGTAATTATCATTACGAGCTGCCAACTCCAAAAAGCTATCTTTCCAGCACTGGAGATCAACTGGTTTTTTTATATCTGAAAGCACAACATCATAACCTTCATCTGTGTTACTTTCAATAATAAGCGCCGCTTGCCCCAACTGATAGGTATTAATAGCCTCTGTAAACTCCATAATGACATTATCGCCAGCACTAACCTTGAGATAAAGCTCTCTATTATCAGACTTAAACAGCCCCATAGCTCGACGACTTTCACCTTCAAATTGCACATTATTAAAAAGCACGACATAGAACTCACCACCTTTGATATTAGGATGCTCTGATACATCATAAAGGTGCTTCGCTAAATTCTTTGAGCTTTCTATCAACGAATTATTACCGCTAAAACAGTCAAAGGCGACGTGATCTACAAGATTAAGGTCTATACCATTTGGATGGTACAGTTTATAAACCTTATCAATCTTCGTAAATGGTCTACAAAAGAAATTCATCAAATGTATTTCATTATCCGAATCCAATGAAAGTAGATTATCAGAAAATGATACACCTTCCTCCATTAATTTATTACCTACTTTATGTATTGCAACACCTTCAATAGTTGCGTCTTGAAAAAATAACATAACCTTGTTTTAATTATAGTTTAAACCTTCTTTAAATAATCCTTTTGAACCTTATTCTCCATCACCCACACCGCCTTATTAAGGGTAGGCACATCAAGCTCGTTCAACTCCTTGCCGTACTGGTTCTGGCACCACTCATTCAATCGCCCCACAATCTCCAGCGTATTAGTCCCCCAATGCATCTTCCCAGCTATAGCGATCATCTTCTTACGCTGCGCATCACCCGGAGCTATATCATCTGGTCGTTTAGCAGGCTGCCACTTCCTAGATCGCAACTCCAACTCGCGCCATTCACTATCACTCAAAGCTCTCAGGCTATCCGTACGGCCATCAGTAAAATTCAATACAGCATCTTTATAATTCACGCCAACTGCCTTGCAGATGGCGAAAAATTGCGGATAGTTTCTACTCATCTTTTATTGGCTTAATTACCGCTACTGTCTTATCGTAACCAGGTCCCTTATGAAAGTTTTTCCAAACAACCTGAGCCGTTTCCGAATCTTTCTTCTCCGCTCTATAAGTGTCATGAATTGATTTATAACTATCTGTACGGTAATTACCTAATGAGTAATTAAAACCTGTCACAAACTGATCAACAGTTTGAGCACTATTACAACACTCTCTAACGAGTTCCCTAACCTGTATCTCCCAAGTATTTGACAACATCCGTTTAAACTCAAAATCAAGTTTCTTTTCACGTATTTCGAACATAGCTACACCCTTACAAATTGAATCCCAAAACCAAGCAACGTCACCTCCAAGCGACCATTACCACACACCATAAATAGGATCGGCATCACAAACGAGCCGCTTCTCTGTAGTCTCCAATAATTCTCAAATGATATCCTCATAATTCCAGTATTTTTTCTAGCAGCACCCTAGCGAATGCCCTGTGTAAATCCAATGTTATTTCGCCTTTTGTGGCCGTAGTCTCCACTGTCATAAAAGTCACAGACCGACTACCATGTAAATGCTCATCTCGCTCCACATGCTTACGATTCACCGTATAGCCATGCCTTTCGAGAAAGGCGATCTTCTCGGCTACCGAGAAGACCAGCCTTACTTCATCATCCGATTGCATCAGCCATTTCCAAATAATACGCTTTCACATCATCCGCATTAGCTGGCTGGTACCTACGTTCAGCATAAGCTTCATGCACATCACCCGTCCACTTTTCATATTCAGCATACAGCACATACTCCTTAGGGCCATGTGGCACCAGCTTAAACTTACCAGTACGATAAGGCTGCGGCGCATCACTCACCACCTCCACATCTTCAACGAGGCAAAGCTCCTCCATCAACCTATGGTTTTTCAACCTGCCCAACAGCCAATTGATAAACAGTCCCATTCCCAACAACACACACACATATATAACAATCATCAACGATTGCAAATCCAGTCCAAACATTACCATAGCCGATTAAATTGAAAATCTAAACTCAACCTTTCTACTACGCCCCTCATCGTCCACCGCAAACTTCCACCCACTCACAAACATGCTGTTCTTACGCTTTTGCTGCGCAGCGACGATAATGTCCAAGCCCTCATCAAACAAAGGATCATTAAAGTCCTCGCGCATATTCGATAGTTCGATGATCGACGAAGGGTTAAACTGTCCAGTCTTAGCTTTAGGTTTCAATAGACGATGTACAGCCTTAGTCAGCTTTACGTTCTTCTCATCCTCAGTCGACAACGAGATCAAAAAGTTCTTGATCTTTTCGATACCAGCAGACTCAGTGCCATCAAATCCTATATTGACGTTGTGACCTATCGTAAGCGATGCCGAACCGTCCGCTAGCGTAAACGTGTGGCTTTCCTGATCCTTAACCTTTACCCCGTAGAGAACCTCCTTCAGATCAACGAGCCGAGTCGCATCCTTAAACAAAACATCAATAATATGCTCTGTCTCATCACGGTGCGACACTAGACGATCCACATACGTGTCTACGTAATCCGCAGACAGCTCCTTCAACGTTGCCAAATCCGCCTTACGCTTTTGCTTTTCCGCCTTTTCCTGCTCCATGATCTCCGCCTTTACGGCTTTACGCTGCTCAAGAGACAGCTTGCTTAATTCAATTGTATTAGTCGTTGTAGTTTCCATTGTATTCATTTTTTAAAACCCTTTAGTATATTTAGTAGTGTCAATTCCATTTCCGCGAGGCATGCATCCCATGCAGATATCCTCTTTTTTAATTCGTATCGGTTTGATACATTCATCCTTTTTGCATGATGCCAGCAGACCTAGTCCCAGCATCAGCACAATTACTGCTTTGCGCATTTCTTGTTTTCTTTAATTATCAGTTTTATTACGTGGTTAAATTGATCCATGAAGCCCTCATCATTGGCTAGCCGTTTGGCAGAATGAATCCACAGGTACTCATCATATATCTGCGACACGATAAAGTCATCCGGAATATAATGCTCCAAGGCCCCCAGTTCATTCACGCACATAGACTCCTCCATATCATCCGAGGCAATCGGTAAAAAGGCAATTGCATTCCGACCAATCCATTCATTCTTCCAAAGCCCTGACATGATTGGCGAGTATCTTACCTCGTTCATCATAGCCTCAGGAAAACCTTGAAACCTAATTTTCATAAACTCCTCATACTGCTCCAGCTGGTGAGTGTTGTACTGATCCTCTGTCCATCCCAAATAGCCACACACCTGCAACATTTGGTTATAAGCAACATCGCGGACAGCTTCGATATGTGTTGGTTTTGATAATGCTGTTCTCATTTTCTAATAATTGTTTAAATTGTTTATGCCCTTTGTCCATAGTACAGTGCCGCCTTTTCCGTGTCGATATCTACATCCCCCCCGGGGCATCGACCGCCCACAGTCACACGCAGGCCCTGCACATAAAAAATAACCTTTGCCATTCGTTTGATCAGCTTACCCGTAGCCAGGTACACATCCCCCTTCTCCTCATGGCCGATATAGATGAATAGCACATACTGATACTCCAGTTGTAGCCTACGCACCGTGCCATTTTTCAGCACATCATTGTATACCGTGACATTATCAAAGAATATCACCGCAGGACGACCTTTTTTTCGGCCCAATATCTCTCTGATCTCCTCTAGCTCTAAGTAGTCCGAGTAATAAAGGCTTCGGTTATCATGATCCAAATTAATGCGCGATAGCGTGTCCTGAAAATTTGACGACACACCCTCCTCAGCAGAGATATACAGCACTTTAGCGAGTTTGGAAAGATGCACCGCCAGCATCAGCGAAAACCAAGTCTTACCATTCTTCTCTGCGCCATAGATCAGCCATATACCGTACGATTCCGGTTCACCCAGCACCGATTTAAATATCCCCGTCAGCTTATCGAACTTGGTAAACTTCTTGGATAGCACATTTTTGGTGTTCAGTAATCTTATATTTCCAGTTTTAGCCATTCGAGTGAAGTATTAAAAGTGATTCGGCTCTGCGTAGCCCACCGATTTTCCCATCCGCATTACGTACCAGCGCCTGCATCATTACCCGCTTGACAAGCTCCAAAGAATCGCAGTTCGCACGAAGTACATCCGAAATCAACTGCTTAAAGAAATCTTGCTTTTCCTCAGGTACAACAGGTACAACACTGGTGTACTTCTCCGAGAAGCGCGAGAATACCTCCGCAAAACCTACCTTCTTACCGCGTACACCCCGCTCTATCATCGCGCGCAATCCCTCGGCACCCATCAGGTACCAGCCGCAGCCATGTTCCGTCGCATTCCAGTATTCTTTCAAGTCCAAGAAAGCTTTACTGTCTAGATCACCAGCCTCATCGATGATAATCATCGGCGTAGGGAGCGAGTTCAGGTAATACTTAATATCCTCTTTCACATCAGCAAGCTTACCATTGCTGTCTACTCCGATAAGTCGAGCCAGCGCCCTAGTGAATAGGTGACGGGTTTTGCATTGGCTAGCATCGATATAAAAACAGTTCTTACGTGTTCTCGACAGGTGCTTAGCAGTGAAGGTCTTTCCGATACCACAGTCATCCACAAACATTTTCGACTTCGAGTACGTTTGACAGAAATCAATATCCTCCTCGATCGTAGCAAACACCTTCGTGCGTGCTACCTGCCATTTACGATCGTTCACACTAACATCAAGCGCACGGGCGATACGAAGCCATTTGCTATCATTCACCACCTTTTCAGTCTCACCGTTACGTATCCGGGAGAAGATTGCTCCATTCAGGTCATATTGTTTAGCAAAGGCTGCATCCGACCCGGTGAATGTCTCGCGCTTAACCAAGAGTGCCTTGGCTACATTTATTCTAAATTCTTTACTCAATTCCATAATTAATCGGTTTAAAATCTATCCTTTAAAGAAGTGCCCGAAGCACCTACATATTCCATCCAGTCATCCTGCACATCTTCCACCTCAGGCAACACCTCGGCCACACGGTTCTCGTCATAGTTTACACGAGGCTTCAAACGACGTATCGAAAAACCACCCTCCGCCACAGTTGTCGATTGCCGGATCACCGTTGCACCATCTATACCGGCACGTACTTCCTTGCCGTAGGCATTCACCGTAGCCACATAACTGCTCATCACCGCGTTTGCGTCAGCATCCGTCTCACCACGTTCTATGCGTGCGCGCTTGTATTTAGGTTTCTTAACCAGCTCACAGATCAATCGGTCATTGACATAGGCATAAGCCTTCAATACCTCGCCATTGTTATCATCCAGCCAGTACACCAAAATGTCACGGCCTTCAATCCTTTGCATCAGCTGTACCAGCGTATCGCCCAAGGCAACCTGACCATCCACACCAAGCAAAAATTCCGAATTGTTTAGCTTTACGATGCCTACATTCACACTCGTGTCCGTTGTGTAACCGATATGAGGGATGATCGATACATAGTTTGTCGGATTTAGGTTAGGATTCTGATTGCTCATAAAGACCTCCCAGCGCGTCTTATCCTTATGAATAGAGTGCGGCTGGTTATTCCACTTCTCCAGATCACTCAAGCAGCCATCCACGATATCCTCATAAGGTACCCGAGGCACTTTCCCTTTTTCAACTCCCTGTTGGTTGCGCTCACTCAATGCATTGGGGCGCGCCAACCATCCCTCACGATCCTTCTCGTATTGGTACCGCAAGTTTCCAAAGTAGCGCTCGATACGTTTCGCACGCGCCTTATTGGCTTCAATGTGTACATACTGGAACATCGCACCTGGCTTCAAAAAAGTATCTTGGAATGCACTGTTCAGCGACATCTCCGCCTCAACCTCAGCAGGCAGATGCACACCCCATTCGTGGTAATTACGCACCAACTGACGGTAAAACTCCATAATGATCCCTTCCTTGGTCTCACCATACACCCAACAGATAAAAGCCTCCGAACCCAAGTCGACACCATTGTAAAACCAGATACGTTTGCCGTTCAAAGCTTTAAAAGGAGGTTGCCTGTCGTCTATAGAAATGATGGAACCAGCATATTCCGTAGGTTCAAAAGAGTGATAAGGCATATACTTGCCCATATAGTCCTGACGGTTACCCGATCGTATAGCATGCGTAGCAATAGACGTAGTCCAGTCGTTCAGATACTTGTTCACCGTTTCCACCGATAGCGATTTATAACCCTTAGGATCATATAATTCACCTGTCTTATTGTTCACCACCTCGACATAGCCGGCCAAAAACGCTTCATAGTCCCGATGCACTTCACTCGCATTCGGCTTAGCTTGCTTATCCACATATAGATCGTTTAGCAGCTTCAAGGTAGCCTCATCTACTTTGCGTGAGTTGATATTGCGATGTTTACGGGATATCAAGCTGGCATAGTTATACGGCCACTCATCCACGCGCTCCTCAAATTCTCTCAATGTTTTTGTGAACCGGGATAGTGAAGTCGGAAGACTATGCTCCACACGGTGCTTCGATAGCAGTGTCGCATTAAATGAGGTCGCATCAGCCACTAGACTCTGCATCATACCCTTCATCACACTGCCTGCCGTTTTACGTCTACGTTCAGAGATACGCGCATCACGCAGGCGTAATATCGAGCGCAGCATAGAAGCATTTACGATATACTTCTCCTGATGATCTTGGTGCAGATAAGTGCCGTCTTCAAACTGATACAGGCTAAAGAATCGAACCGAATCTGCATCCACCTCGTAGTAGCGCTCTAGTATATGGTCACACTTGCGAGGGTCAAGGATGCCCTGCTGTATATCCTGAGGCAGTGTATCGTAGTTCACCAATAGTGATCGGCCATTACCGCCCACTGTCACTCGCTTTGGGCCATATGGTTTGTCCTTATATCGTTGCAGGGTCTTTTTCAGATTCTCGTAACTCCCATAAAAGGAAGGTACAAGCTCTTCCAAGCCCACAGCAACTATATTTCCAAATTCAAATGCCATTTCTTAATTTTAAGTTTATTAAAACCCTATTCTATGGTTCCTCTTTACATTTTAACAGTCGATATTTCGACTAAAGACGATCAGATCGGCGAGCAAGAATTTCGCGCATTAACTGATCCTTGTCTATCTCACCTCCATGCGTTAATGGGATCGTTCGAGCGCAAACCGTGCACCGTAACCTATTACCCTCCGCAGGAACAAGAGAGCACTCATGATATTTCATTACAGGCTGTGGCGATGATTTCGGTCGGGCGTCAACGAGCCGAATACTTAGATCAACTTTGTAGCGCAATCGTAACGCTGATAAGGCTTCAACTACCTCAGCTATCTGTTGAGGCTGAGTTAAGCAAATTTCAACACTAGGAGTAATAGGCGAGATTTCCACAGGTGCACTATCTTTAACACCAAGCCAACAATGACGAGACGCACGGTCCTTCTCGTATTGGTACCTCAGGTTACTAAAGTAGCGCTCTATCCGCTTAGCACGACCGTTATTAGTAGACTCGTCACTAGACGGGTCTATTTCTACCTCTACTACACGGCCATTACTCTTCCAGCCGACAAACTTTTTCTTTTTATTCTTTCCCATAATTGATATTATTTATACTGACAATAACTTCTTAATTTCTTCGTCCTTCTTTTTGTAGTCCTTCCGAATAGTATCCGCAAATGGCGCAGGGTTTCTCGGGTCCAAACTCGCACGCACGTATCTAGTAGACACACCGTACTTCTCCGTCAAATAAGCGATGACCACTTGGTTGTACTTTTGCTTTTTTTCCATAGTTTTACAAACTGTTTTAATTGTTCCGTATTAAGGAAGATTATAATTCATTATTCCCGAACACAGAACAAATATATAACATATTGCAATAATAAAACAATAAACAATAACACTTTGTTATAATATGAAAGATACAACACTGATTATTAACAAGATAAAATCATATCTTAAACTAAAGACAGACACTGATTTAGCTACTTTTCTCGGTACAACTCAAGCCAATATTGCAACTTGGAAGAAGAGAAACACTTTAAATTACGAGACAATTATTGCAAAATGCCCTAGTATAGATGCGAATTGGCTTATCACAGGAACTGGGAATATGTTGAAGGGCATACCTATATCTAATCATATTATTGAAGCAAATGAAATAAGCCAAAACCCACAATACACCAGTGATCTGGGAATCCCCATGATCCCGATAGATGCAATGGCTGGTTTTAGCAATGGTCATTCTACGCAGGTAATGGAGTTCGACACGGAACGATATGTTATCCCGGAGTTCACTGAACTTAACGTCGAGTTCCTTATACGTGCAAAAGGGAGCTCTATGACTCCAAAATACAATAGCGGAGACATACTAGGTTGCAAGCGCCTCCCTATGGACACGTTCTTTCAGTGGGGCAAGGTCTATGTTATAGATACCATACAAGGGCCACTGGTCAAGCGTGTATTCAAGTCCGATATACCAGGTCACATAGTATGCGTATCCGACAATAAGGATTACCCTCCATTTGAGATAGAATTTGATAGTCAGGTAAACGCAATTGCGATCGTATTGGGCGTCATTAGGCTGGAGTAATCCATCTTTTTAAAAACACCTGCATCAAAACCACGACATAACACACTGTAAATCAGTGTTATTAAAAGAGTTTACACCATAGATAACAAAGTCCATAAAGGGGGCGATTAAATGATTTTCATATACTTTAAGCCCATGTTTTAAGTAACATAGGGGTATAATAACGGCTTTTTATTTTTCTAAATGTCCCCCCAACTGTCCCCCCAACTGTCCCCCCAAAGCAAAAAAGACCCCAAAAACACCAACTTTCAACCCCGATTAAACACAGTTTAAAAAGCCTTTAAAACCCTAGAATCCCAAAAAAACCAAAATCCCCATCAACACCCACCAACAACAAAAAAAGCGCTTAAAGCGCCTAAAAACCATCAAAAACAACCACATCCACCGCCATACAGCATCCTAAACCAGTCACAATGGTAACAAACCACCCCAAACAACCATAACCACCACGCAGAATAGCACCACAATGGTACACAATGGTAAAAACGAACGCTTCGATAAAACCACCCCAAACAACAAAAACCACGTAAAAACAGCCTTAACAACCGCTTAAACATGGTTTTTATCAAAAAGCGCGCAACCGCCGCTTACAAACGTTTCGTTTTACCCCCTATAAGTGAGATAAAGAAAACAACTTAGCATAAGATAAGTTTTACAATTTTTTAAAATATTTGTCACTAAAAATATGCTACTTTTGCAGGAGAAGCAAACTGGTTCTATCGCTGTTTCGATATTATCGGAAGAGAGGAAAGTCCGGGCAACAAAGAGCAACACGCTTCCTAACGGGAAGGACCCAATTTATTGGGTACAGAAAGTGCCACAGAAAATATACCGCCACGATTTTCGGGGTAAGGGTGAAAACGTGAGGTAAGAGCTCACGGTATTGTATGGCGACATGCATTACGGTAAACCTCGTGTGTTGAAAAACCAAATAGGTTGCAGGAATCGAAGGCTGCTCGTTTTCTCTCGACTTGTCGGGACCTGCAATGGGTAGGTTGATGGACCCCAAGAGTGATCTTGGGGCTAGATAAATGATAGAGATCCCAATACATTGGGATACAGAACCCGGCTTACAAGGTTTGCTTCTTTTTCTCTTTTTATAGTTCTCTTCAGGGGGCTAAATTTTTATGGATTTGTTTTTGGTTTATTTAACATTAATGCGTTCGCTTTACGTGCTGTAACGAACTTTTCTGACCGCTTGAGATTCATTGGAATCCTGAAAGTTTTTTCTTATTTTGCTCGACATTAATTTAAATGTGAATATGGCTACAGTTTTAATAATTGATGATGAACGTCCTATCCGTAGTTCTTTGCGTGATATTTTGGAGTATGAGGATTATAAAGTTTTTGATGTAGACAATGGTATAGATGGTTTAGAGCTTCTTAAAAAGGAAAAGATAGATCTCACACTCTGTGATATCAAGATGAATAAAATGGATGGGATGGAGGTTCTGACTGCTGCTAAGGAATTTTCAGATACGCCATTTATTATGATCTCTGGGCACGGTACGATAGAGACTGCTGTTGAAGCGGCTCGAAAAGGGGCATATGACTTTCTGGAAAAGCCGCTAGACTTAAATCGTTTATTGATTACTGTGCGTAATGCTCTTGAAAAAGGGTCTTTGGTAAAAGAGACAAAGGTTCTTAAGCGTAAAGTTTCTAAAACAAAGGAGATATTGGGAAATTCTGAGGGCATTTCACTCATCAAGGAGAGTATTGAGAAGGTTGCTCCTACAGAAGCGAGGGTACTAATCACAGGCGCCAATGGTTCAGGGAAGGAGTTGGTCGCTCGATGGTTGCATGAGAAATCCAATAGGGCTTCATCTGCACTTGTCGAGGTAAATTGTGCGGCTATACCGTCCGAACTGATCGAATCCGAATTGTTTGGCCATGAAAAAGGGTCATTTACGTCTGCTGTGAAGCAACGTATAGGTAAGTTTGAGCAAGCTAGTGGAGGTACGTTGTTTTTGGATGAGATTGGAGATATGAGCCTGTCTGCCCAAGCAAAAGTATTACGTGCTCTTCAGGAGAATAAAATAACCCGTGTAGGCGGGGAAAAGGAGATCTCCGTGGATGTTCGTGTTGTGGCTGCTACAAACAAGGATCTTTTAAAAGAAATCGATGCGGGTAATTTCAGGATGGACTTGTACCATAGGCTTAGTGTTATTCTAATCCATGTGCCTTCTTTGGCAGATCGTAAGGATGATATCCCTACTTTAGCAACGGCTTTTTGTGAGGAGATCTGTGCGGACTACAATATACCGACTAAAGAGATAACTTCTGAAGCAATGAAAGCACTACAAGCGCTTCCGTGGACGGGTAACATTCGGGAATTACGCAACATGGTAGAGCGTCTTATTATTTTGAGTGATCGTAAGATAACCGAAAAGGAAGTTAGATCTTTTGCAAATCCTTCTATATCTACGCATCATGGATTGGGTGGAGGATCAGCTATGATCGATTTGGATAGAATGAATAATCTAGAAGACTTTTTAACTTTCGCGGAAGAGAAATTTTTGGTATATAAGCTAAATAAAAATGGTGGTGATACGGGGCGAACAGCTAAGCTTTTGGGTATTTCTGAAGATGGGCTTCGTGAACGAGTAAGGAAATATAATATTGTATAA